CACAATAGTGGTAAGTATGAATTATTCATCGCCACTTCTGCTCCTTGGGGTAATCCTCAATCTCTTACTGATAAAAGATTTTGGTTAGAAGATTACTTCGATAATATCTTTCACAAAAGATTATTTACCACTCACAGAAAAGATTTATTGATGGGTGATTACCTAATCGATGATAGATTGAAGAATGGTGCTGGTGAGTTTGGTGGTGAGTTGTTAAGATTCGGATACGATTGGGAAAACGATAACAAGCCAAACGAATACCCTGATTGGGATTCTATTTTAGATTACTTATTATGAAACAATTCGATAGTATAAATTTTTTATTAAAGTTTGCATTAGTTTTTTATTCACTAATGTTATTAGGAACATTAACATCTTGTACGGATGACCCATTATCAGATTTACCCGATAATTACACAATGGAGTTAGATGGTAGACTAGATACAACTAATGAGGGTTTATATAAATTAGAATTAAATTCAACTGATAATTCTATTCAAACAATTCATAGAATTACAGGTAAACTTTTGAACAATGGAGAAGAACCATATCCACAATTAGTTGAATGGGAATCATCACATCAATGGACTTTAAATGATACTGCTTATGTATTCATTCGAAGAACTATAAATGTATTAGGTGATTGGGTAGATGTAGATACAACTTATGTAACTGGATTTGCTGGAACCATTGTACCTACTATAAATGAGTTTTCATATAGTGGAACTGGTGGAGAAATAAATACAGTAATTGCACCAATAGATGAAATGGTAGGAGATACACTTATCGTTAAAGCAAGATTTGAAGATTTAGAAGAAACTATTAGAATCATATTAGAATGAGAAAGGTAAGATTACAAGCAACACCACTAACCGATGAAACTTTTAAAAGGCAGGGTTGGTCAAAACATATAACAAATGATTATAATGGTACACCTGATTTCATTGAAAATAGAGAAGATGTTGAAGAGGGTGATGAATTAGATAAACCATACTTTTGGACTATACCAATTCCGAAAGAAAGAACGGATAAATACGCACCAAGATTTGTAACCAATTCATCTGATGATGATATGGAGTTACGAAATATGGGATTGAAGCCAGGTCAATATTTTATTGAGATATTAGATTTCGATGGACTTGGATTTTGTACAACTGAAGAAGAATTAGAAATATTATATAGAGCACTAACATCAAAATATATAGAAGAATGATTAGAAATTACACCGAAGAACAATTAGAAGCAAACTATAATAAGTTTATAGAAGCTATTAAAAAAGTGTTTACTGGAGAACGATTAGAAAAACTTCTCCATATGTATTCTCCAGAAGAATTGGGAACGGAGTTAGCAATTGCACCCGCCAGTGGAAAACTTAACTTTCATAGTTGTTATGTTGGTGGTTATATTGACCACGTAATGAATGTAGCTAGAAATGCTTATAAAATAAAAAAGATGTTTGAAGAGGGTGGTGGTATTGTGAACTTTACTGATGAAGAATTATTATTTGCAGCTTTCCACCACGATTTAGGAAAGTTGGGTGATGGTAAAGAACCATACTATCTACCAGAACAATCAGAGTGGCATATGAAAAATAAAAAATCATATTTTGCTCATAATCCAAAGTTACAATACTTTGATGTAACCGATAGAGCATTTTGGTTATTAAATCAATATGGAATCAAATATACTCAGAAAGAACAATTGGGTATTCATATGGCTGATGGGTTGTATAATGAAGCAACTAAAAAATATTGGATATCATATAATGAAGATTTTCAACTTAAAACAAATCTTCCATTGATTATTCATTGGGCTGACCATATGAGTACAGCTATTGAAAACTCTGAATATAAGAAAAAGATGGGTATAACTGACAATTATTCAGAAAACTTTTAGTATAACTGACAAAATGTCATTTAAAAAGAATTGGTATAGATTTGGTAATATATAGATTGTATGTTTAACTTAAAAAATAAAAAATATGATTTATACAATTGACAACTTATTTGATGATGTGTTTGATAGAGGATTCAAACCACTTCAAATTAATCACCAACAAGGTAATTATTCTATTACAACTGAAGATGGAAAACAAAAACTCCTAATCAATGTTGTAGGGCATAATCCTAAAGATGTTGAATTAAATGTTACAGACGATTTAATTACAATTAAAGCAGAAACTGAAAACGTAAATGCGGTAGTTGGTAATGTAAATCTAAGATTTAAAGTGGGAAAAGATTACGATGGAACTTCTGCCGAAGCATCCATTGAAAATGGTTTACTTACCATTCTTTTGGATAAAAAAGAAGAAAGAAAATCCAAAAAAGTTAAGATTAAATTTTAGTTTTAGTGGTGTTAGTTCAGTAAAGGGGAGGTTAAAAAATCTCCCTTTTTTCATTTTCTTATATTTATATATATTAACAAACAAAGTTATTTATGAAACCAGAATACAAAGAAATGGTATTATCTCATTTGGATGGAATAGAAAATTCTAATAAAGTAATCCAAGAGATGTTAGAAGGAAAAAGACCATCTAATCAAAAAGATGCAATATCGTTAACAAAAAAAATTGATAAGTTACTCGAGTTATCTCGCAATCTAATTAAGTAACGTTCTACCTCAAATGAAATTCAGAACACTATTATTGGGGTTATCTGCGTTGTTCGTAGCATTTAACGCAGCATTCTTCTCCGTAAGTGGTTTATCTAAACTATTTGCAGGAGCAGCATTCTCCGTTATGATAATGGCAAGTTCATTGGAATTAGCTAAATTAATTACGGCTGGATATCTTTACAACTATTGGGAAAAGATAAACAAAACATTTAGAATCTATCTAAGTGGAGCAGTGGTTATTTTAATACTAATTACATCATTGGGTATCTACGGATTCCTTACATCGGCATTTCAAGATACATTTAATCAGTTTAGTGTTCAAGAAAAACAATTATCATTTCTAAAACAAAAAGAAAAGTTTTGGGGAGATGATGTAGCTCGATATGATGTAGAGTTAGAAAGAATATCAGATAATATAGCAACACTATCAAATGCTAAAGCAAGTTCTATTCAAGTTAGAGATACTTCATCAACAACTGGATTTAGAAATACTATTTCAACAACCGAATTAAGATTATCACAACAACGAATATCAGTTGAAGAAGAGAATCGTAAAGGGGTTCAAGCAAAAAGAGAAGTAGCAGCTGATTCATTACAATCTATTCAATTAAAAATATTGGATGTTGAATCATCGGAAGGTGTTTCATCAGAACTAGGTCCTTTACAATACCTTAGCGGATTATTGGATAAACCAATGGACCAAATTATTAATTGGTTTATTCTTATTATTATCTTTGTATTCGACCCATTAGCAGTAGCATTGGTTGTTGCATTTAATAATGCTTTGAAAGTTGATAAAGGAGTTGTTGATAAACAAAAGGTAATTCGTAAAAGAGAGTTATATGATGAAGTAACTGAAGAAGAAATTGTTGAAGAAGAAAACGAAAAAACCTTACCAGATGAAGCAAGAGGATTTGCTCCACCAACAGAAGAAGAGTTTGATGAAGACCATGCATTGGATATGGTAATGAATGATATGGTATCTGATTTATCACCAAAGGATATTTCAAAAATTGTAGAAGAATCCGAAAAAGAATCAGAACCCAACGAAGAGTTAAAAGAAGCTGCAGAAGATTTAAAAAAAAAAGTTGATGAAACTGTAGTTGTTGGTGGTGTTGAGTTAAAAAAAGATACAAAAAGACGAGGTGTTGATATTGATGGTGATGGTACTATTGATGGATATGATAATAGTGGTGATGGGTTAATTGATGAACCAGTTCCTTCATCATCTATGAGAGCAAAGTATGTAGCAGCAACCAAACCATATTATGCTAGACCTGATTTCAATTGGGGTGATAGAAGTAAATGGATAAATAACCAAAACGCAGTAAACTATTGGTTAACTTATATCAAAAATGAAAAGGATACAAACTATCCTACTGATTTCGATTCTAAAACTTATTAAAAATAATTTGGTTTTTTGAAAATAATTTCGTATATTTGTTTATAACAAATAAGAAATCATACAAAAGATGAATTTAGGATACGCTTGTATTAATATGACTCTATCGGGTCAAAAACCAAAAATAACTACCAATCGTTCTATGATTAAAAGAACATTCTTAGAAAGGGGTGTTGAATACGCAACTGAATTGGGGTTACAAAATGCAAGAGATTTATTTCATATTTTAAAATGGAATAATAAAAACGGAATAAAACTATTCAGATTATCATCTGAAATGTTTCCTTGGGGTTCTGAGTATGATATTGAAAAATCACCACATTATCTAAGAATTAAGACAATGTTAGAAGGCTGTGGTCATTATGCAAAACAAAATGGAATTAGAATTACATCACATCCTGGTCCATTTAACGTATTAGTATCTCCAAGAGAGAATGTAGTAGAAAATACAATTACTGATTTAGAAATGCATGGTAAGATTTTTGATTTGTTAGGATTAGAAAAATCACATTATAACAAAATCAACATTCATTGTAATGGTGTTTATGGAGATAAGAAATCAGCTATGGATAGATTTTGTAAGAACTTTGAAAGATTATCTGATTCGGTAAAAAGTAGATTGACTGTTGAGAACGATGATAAAGCATCAATGTATTCAGTAAAAGACTTGATGTATTTGCATGAAAAAATTGGTATCCCTATTGTATTTGATTACCATCACCACAAATTCAATACTGGTGGATTGAGTGAAGAAGAAGCATTAAGATTAGCAATCTCAACTTGGCCAAAAGATATTAAACCTATTGTTCATTACTCTGAAAGTAAAGCATTACACGAAGAGAATGATAAATTAAAACCACAAGCACACTCAGATTATATCAATGAATTACCAAACCTATATGGAACCAATGTTGATGTAATGGTAGAAGCTAAAGCAAAGGAATTGGCTATTATGCCGTTTGTTGCAAGAGAAAGTGTATGTGCTTATAGTGGATTGTTAAACACACAAAGTTACGCAGAATGATTATAGATGTAGATATTAAAGCTCCTAAGAGAGTAGAAAAGAATTGGGGATATGAACTATGGATTCACAACGATGAAGAGTATTGTGGGAAATTATTGGTATTCACAAAAGAACGAAATAGATTTTCAATGCATTACCACTTAAAGAAAAAAGAAAGTTGGTATGTACAAGAAGGAAGATTTCAATTTAATTGGTTGAATGTAGAAGATGGAAAATTAGAAGGTAAAACTTTAGAGAAGGGTGATAGTGTTTTAATTGAAAGAGGATTACCTCATCAGTTAATTTCATTAGAAGATAACTCAATTGTATTTGAGGTTTCGACTGAACACTTTGATGAAGATAGTTATAGAGTTTATAGAGAAACACCTGAGGATTTATTATGAGTTACATAAAAGTTCATGTGCCAGAAATATATCAATTAAAAGAACAATTTGAATCTGATAAAGATAAATGGATTGAATACTATTCAAAGTATGGAGCACTTATCGGAAGTTCAGAATCAGTAGATTACCTAACCGAAGAAATAGAAAAATATTATGATAGTAAAAAGAGTTGAAAGAACTCCCGTTACAAACGAAGAGTTAAACCTATATAAAGAAAAAATATCTAAATTAGATAAAGAGTTTGCAGTTACCGCATTAGATGTTGGTATGGATAAAAGAATTGTTACGATTAAGTTTGGTGGTGATTATGAAGATTTAACTTTAGTTAATCCAAAAGTTACTGAAACCTCAAATGATATGGTTCAGTACTTTGAAAAAGATTCTTTTAAGAAAAATAAAATTAGAAAAACAGTAAGACATAAATCTTTTAAAGTAGATACTGATAATTTAGGTATTGTAGAATTTTCATCAGATAAAGAAACTTGGAAAAATCAAGATGAGTTTATGAATGATTTGGGATTGTTCGAATGTATTACCGCACAAAGATTAATCGATTCAATTGATGGTATTGATATAAACTCACCTATACGAAGATATAGCCAAGAAAGAAAAGTTGAAAAGAAGCCAGGTAGAAACGAAAGAGTAATGTTACAATCACCTGAAGGAGATATGGAATTTGTTAAATACAAAAAAGCACAACCTCTTTTAGATAAAGGATATAAATTAGTATAGTTATGGGAATTTTTAGTTACGAATCAGAAGATTCCCTAAATAGGGAAGCAAAAAACATTTCATTCGATGTTCCTGATGATATGAATATTTATGAATATAAGATTATGTGTGTTCGATTGGCACACGCAATGGGTTATCATCATAATTCTGTTAAGAATGCGTTTGGTAGTTTAGATTACGAAACGGAATCGGATAGAGATTTTAAAGAATTTATGAAATCGGTTAGTGAACTAACTGGTTCCCTTACAACCTAATTAATGAATAGACTTTTTATATTAGAACAAAAATTAGCAACTTTAGAAATTATATTAGAATCATTAGTAGATGAATTAATAGAAGAAAAATTAATAAATTCAAAAAGATTGGATAGTAGAATTTTAGAAAGAATTAAAAAGTTATCTGAAGAAATTCATAATGAAAAAATTGAATTGACTGAAGATGAGGATGATAATTTTGAATTATCAATTAATGGAATACCTTTTTATGGAAAAAAAGGTGAAGCATAATTTGGAATTATAAATATTTTTTTGTATATTAGTATAATATTTTAACTACATGGAAACAATCTACATATTATATATTATTATTGGAGTATTAACACTTTCAAATATTTTCTTCATTTACAGAGGGACTCAATTAGTTAGACAGGTTGAAGATGCTATAAACGAATCTGATACTATTAATGAACAAACTATTGAAACACTAACAAAAATGCAGGAAGAGATGAAACAAATAGATATTAGAGGTTCATTTGAATCAGATGATGAGGTTGGGGTGGTTTTCAAAGAATTAAAAGGTATCATTGAAAAGTATCAAAACAATTTATAAAGTATGCCAAGACCTAGAAAAAACAAACAATATTTTACACAAGATACGCAAGATGCGATTATAGCGTATAACAACTCTACAAACGATAAAGAAAAAAATGAATTGTATCGTACGAGAATTAAATATCCATTTGAAAAATTAGCAGAAAATATTTTAAACACATTTAAGTTCTCCTACTTTGATGTACCAAAAGAAGATGTACAAAAAGAGGTAGTTGCTATATTAATTCAAAAAATTCATATGTTCAAAGAAGGTAAGGGTAAGGCGTTCTCTTATTTTTCTATTGTAGCAAAAAATTATCTTATATTAAACAATAATTCAAACTATAAAAGATATAAGAAAACTGATTTATTATCCCAAATGCCACAAACTTGGAATCCCGAAGATGATTTTTATCATAGAGAGCAGGGGGATGAGTTTAGTGAGTTTAAACAACTTATGTTAAAGTATTGGGATAAGAATCTAACAAAAATATTTACAAAGAAAAGAGATATTCAAATAGCAGATGCTATCTTAGAATTATTCAGAAGAAGTCAATATATTGAAAACTTCAACAAAAAACATTTGTATCTTCTAATCAGAGAAATGACTGATTGTAAAACTCACTACATTACTAAGGTTGTAAATGTAATGAAAGTCCACCAAAAGAAAATGCTAAATGATTATTTGGATTATGGTGAAGTCAAAGATACTGAAGATGAAGATGAGTTCTTTTCTTACTAAACCTATATTTATTCTAAATAGGTTATAATACTTCACACCCAAAAAGTTCAAACAGTTATCTCCCCGATAATATAATTTGAACGATATTTTATAAATTGAATAAGTTCGCAAAAATATGTTTAGGCATAGCGGGTTCTATTATATTCATCTTTTTTATAGTACAAACTTGTATTATATTCAGATGGTTAGAACCTTCTTATCTTTTAGCTGAATTTGGATATGGTTGTATAATTTTATTTATACCACCATTTGCTTACGTCATATATAATTTCATAAAAAGTACAAAACTCAAAGAAAAGAATATTGATTTACAACTAGCAGCAATTGATAAATCAAACTTAGTTGTAATGTTGGATATGGATGGCTATGTTTTAGAAGCTAATTCAAAATTTTGTAGTACAATGAAATGTACTGAAAAGGATTTGAAGTATAAACAACATAAAACATTAGTTCCAAAGCAATATGGAGAAAGTTTGGAATATAGAGAGTTTTGGCAAAGATTAAAAAGAGGAGAAAATATAAGTGGTGAGTTTGAACGAATAGCAAAAGATGGAAGTTCTGTTTGGTTGTTTGGTAATTATACTCCTATTAAAAGTATTAATGGTGGTTATGATAGAGTTCTAAAGATAGCAACCGATACAACACTACAACACTTAGCAGAGGTAGAAGTTAATCAGAAAAACTCTTACTTAGAACATGCTGCAAAGATTCTCCGACACGATATGCATAGTGGTATCAACACATATATGCCAAGAGGATTATCATCCTTACAACGAAGATTATCGGAAGAAAAAATTAAAGAATTAAAAATAGGTTCTCCACTACGAATGTTAGAGGAAGGATTAAGACATACTCAGAAAGTGTATTCAGGTGTAAAAGAATTTACCAATTTGGTAAAGGAAGATGCACAATTAGATATGGTAGAATGTAACCTTGCTGAGATACTTAGAAACTATTTATCTTCTACATCTTATATCTCACAAGTTAAGATAGAGAGATTACCAACCACACCAGTAAACGAACCACTCTTTTGTACGGCAATAGATAACTTAATCAGAAATGGATTAAAGTATAACGATAGTAGTACAAAGATGGTTAGAGTTTATATGGAAAATAACTCAACAATGTGTGTAGAAGATAATGGGAGGGGGATTACTAATGATGAGTTCATTGAGTTATCCAAACCATATACAAGAAAAGAAGGACAAAAAGAGGGGGGTTCTGGATTGGGATTAAATATTTGTATCGCAATTCTGAATGAACATGGTTTTGGAATAACAGCCGAAAAATTAAATAACGGCACTAAATTAAGAATTAATTTAAAATGAATGAAATGATTAACTCAATCTTACTGGTGGATGATGAGGATTTATTCCACTTAGTATTTGAAGATGCTTGTAGTATCTTAGATATCACTTTATCTTTGGAAGCACTTAACTCTTCCGATGAAGCTGATAAAAAATTTAAAGAATGGTTTCCTGATAACAATGATGATGATAGACCTGAGTGTGTATTCGTTGATTTAAATATAATCGGTTCATCCTTTGATGGGATTGAGTTGATTCGTAAAATCAATTTCGAATATGGTAATGGGTGTGTAATCGGAATTATATCTTCATCAGATGACAAACAAGAAATTGAAAAGGCAAAATCGGCTGGTGCACAATTCTGGATTATTAAATCAGATGATATTGAACCTCGATTAGAAGATTTCAGAAAAGATTATGATGGATATCTAAACCGAACTGCTCCATTCAAAGTTTATAAGTAACCTATAATGATTGAGGTTACAAAACATACAAGAGATGTTCTTTTAGGTGTTGCTAAAAAGAAAAAAATTTACATAGAAGGAAACTTCTTAAAAATTCTACAAGCACCTAAAGGTGATACTGAGTTCGAAGAGTATCTAAAACTTTGTAAGGAAAAGGATTCTGAATCAAGAAGAAAACGATTAAAGGTAACTAAACAAGTTCAACAACAAAATAAAGAACTTGTTAATAAGCAAAAAGAAAATGATGAACTGATGGAAGAACTCCAAATAGCATTGGAAGAATCTAATCAGTTAAGAGAGGAAGCAGAAAAGGGTAAGGATAAAGCATTGGAAGATTTAGAAGTAATGCAAAAGAAAACCCAATTCGAATTAATCAGTACGATTGTAAAGGTAGCACTTTATGTAATTGTTGGAGTTGGTGTTCTTACAACTGTTATGTATGGATTGGCATTGATGTCTGGTACTGATACTCAAATCATTGGTTCTACTTGGAGTAATATGTTTGGTATTCTCCTTACTAACGCATTCTCAATCGTTGGTACAATTATGGGTGTAAAATATGCTACTGAAAAAGAATAAAGATGAGTCCTCTAATACAAGAACACTTTGGTACAAATACATTCTATGATATTTTAGCATTACCATGTGATAGAGATATCAATCATCCTCATCAAATAAAATCCAAAGTAGATTTCAGAAATCTAAAAGATGATTCTAAAAAAGCAATACTATCTTTACCGATAGTACAATACACTGGTGATTTTAAGGCAGGTGGTTTGGATAAAAAGCAAAGATTGTATCTAATGAGTAAGATGAATGATATCTTCTTTATAGATACTCTCAAAACAAACTATGCTAAATGTGTAACTCAACTTCTAAATGTACCTGATATAAGTGGTAAAGAAGTTGTTGAAAGAACTACGGAACATAAAAACATACAAAGAATCAGAAAGAGTGAAAGTTATAAAGTAACATTTGATGAGATAGATTATGTTATCGAAATAACCGATGAAGATGAAGGAACATTTACTAGCATTATGTATGGAGATAACTTCGTAATGGATGTTACTTTAGAAAGAGATATATTAGAATTCTTTTATAAGAATAAGTAATTGTTTTTGTTTGGTTTAATAGAATATACTTATTGGTATAATCTAAATATATTATGGCAAAAGCAAAGGGAGGTTTTGGTATTTCGTTATATCGTTCTCAAAGTAAGAAGAGACCTGGTGTTCACGCTAAGAGCAAAACTTCTAAATCTAAAAATAGTAGAAACTACAAAAAGGCATATAGGGGGCAAGGTAGGTAATCCCACACTTTTTTGTTTATTGATATTTATATATTGAACACAATATTAATAAACTATGTCAACAGATTTTGAATTATTCCCAGGCAAAAACCTTAGTGGGTTGTTTGAGGATATCTATAACAATCAAATAAATAAAAAGAAACATATTTCTGAAGTCATCTTTGAAATCAGAAAAATGATTAGACATAATGGTGATATGGGAATCTTAGGCCCGGTCATCAAAGACTTAATTGATACATCAGTTCGTAACGATGACCAATTAGTTAAGTTAGCAACTATCGCACAAAGAATTATCGCATCAAGCCAAAAATCAGAAGGAGATACTGGATATCTTACCGATGCAGAAAGAGAACAATTACTTTCAGAGATTGAACAAGTTCAAGATGAGGTTAGTAGGGTAGATGATTTACAAAATGAAATAGAAGAAGTAAAACAAAAAATAGAAAAGTAAACGGCTATGTTCAATAGAAATAGTAATGTACAATCTAATCAAAGAGTTGATAGAAAACCTAAACCAACATCCACTATGGGTGTGGTGTATAAGGTTATTTTGGATACTTCTGATGATATTCTTACTGATTTAGAAATAGTAGAAGAATTAAAGAGTAAATACATTGGAGCCGTATTATTCAGAGCATCGAATAGTCCAAATAAAAAAGATGAAGCACTGAGTTTAGCTTTACCTAAAAATAAAACAAATGTTTCATTACCAACTGTAAATGAAACTATTCATATAATTAACTCACCCAGCGGTGGTTATGTGTATGAACGAATTATAGGTTCATCTTTACCAAATGTTAACACTAGCTTAGATGAGATAAGTAGTGTTCAGAAAAAAGAAAAAGCAGCAGATACTAATACAGCTTCTAATTATAGTAGTGTACAATCAACTGGAATACCAAGAGCTGAAAGTTCCTTAGATGAAACTGATACCTCAACATTGGGTGAATATTTCACACCAGATGGAACTATTCATAAACTTAAATTATATGAAGGTGATAATTTAATAGAAAGCAGATTTGGTCAATCAATTAGATTTAGTGGATATAATAATCCTGATAACATTTTTTCACCAAGCATTACAATTAGAAATGGAGAAAATGGTGAATCTTTAACAAAACCAATTGGAGCATCTACTGAAGAAAATATTAATGATGATGGTAATATTATTTATTTAGGTAGTGGTGATAGATTATTAGAATATACATTACCAACTGAAAATGAATATCCATCATTTTACAATTACCCTTCTGAATTAAAGGGAAATCAAATTCTACTAAATTCAGATAGAATAATCGTTTCTGCTAAAGCAGCTGAAATGATTTTTTCTGCAAAAAAAGATGTAGGGTTTATAACCGATGGTCAATTTTCAATTGATGCAACTGATGGTATAAACATTACAACCGATAATCATATATTTGTTGATACACAAGATAGAGATATTAACTTAGATATTGGTAATGGTTCTATTATGTTAGGAACTGATGGTGAATTGGAAGCCGCTGCTAAGGGTGAAACTTTGGTAGAGTTATTGGGTGAAATGATAGATTTAATAACACAACAAATATATTTAACTCCAGCCGGTCCATCATCACCCGGTCCAACCAATATAGCACAATTTACAACATTGAAAACTAAATTACAATCAATGTTAAGTAATAACGTACAACTTAAATAATATGGCACTAAAAGATTTATCTAAACAAACTGGAAAAATTGGTGATTTGGCTAAATCATTACCTATTGATGTGCCTAAAGTTCCTGAGGTTCCAAAAATACCAAAGATTGAAAAACCTGAATTACCTAAAATTAGGTTACCAAAGTTACCACCAATTCCAAAGTTTAGAAAAAAGAAGGTAGAAAAAAATCCTAAACTTAAAAAAGGATTACCTAAGTTACCAACTCCACCTAACTTACCACCAATTCCAGAAATACCAAAGATATCTGAAATACCTAATATTGATATTCCTAAAATACCTAATATAGAATTACCCAAAATACCAAAAGTTGGGATACCTGATGTTAATTTACCAAATCCATTGGATTTATTAAAAAAATAAAAAATGTCCTGGGGATTATTCAAAAGAAATGTATTAAGACAAACAAATCCGAATTATAATACTTTAGATGTAAATAAAGTTGCAAAAATTTGGGCTAATGAATATGATGCATGCGTTAAGAGGGGTAGAGATTTAATTAATGGTGAGGCTGTACAATCTGGTAACAAACAAATAATGGAAACTCTCTTTAGGGTAGCTTTATTGAAAGGATTATCAACTCCACCTGGTGTTGATTTCTCATTACCAAATGAATTTGGAAATGGTGTAAAAGCATATTGGGCGGGTGCACCTATGAATCCATTCCCAATTCCACTTATTCCAGCACCAGGTACAATTCAAAACATAGCAGTTAATTCAAACTTAGTAAGTAATGTTGGGGTGTGGCCACTATATCCACCATTAAAACCAGCAAAAAAGCAAGAGATAATGGTTAATATGTTTGTACTTGCGGCTATTGTACATTTATTTTCAATAGGTGGATTTATACAAACAACATCATTATATCCAGCATCACCTTCACCAATACCAGCACCAGCAGTTATACCTTGGACTGCATATATAATACCACCAACTATTCCATTACCAAACATAAACTTTCCATCTGAAGATGGAAGTGAACCAGCGGTAATACAACAACCTGATAATAATACAATAAGTGAGGTTGGACCTATGCAAGAATATGAGTTACCATCGGATGGTTTAGATGGTGATAGTTCATTTGAAGATATAGTTAACACAACGTTGGGTGATGGCATTGATGATATTGGAGATGGCAATCCTATCAATAAACAAATAGAAGAATTTAAGAAACAATTGGTTGCAATACGACCTGATTGTATTAAAAATTAAAAAAACCTAAATCAAATATTTATATAGAAAGGAAAACATTTTATACAATGGACACTGATAAATTAATAAAAGCAATACAAATTATAGTTAAGGAGGAAATCAAAGTGATTCTTCCTAAACTTGTTAAAGAGGGTGTTAAAAAAGAAATGGCTAAGTTATTGAAAGAAAACAAAAAACTTAAAGAAGCTGTTACACCAAAACAACCAACATTTATGGATTCAAATGTAGTGGAAGAACCAGTTCAACCACAAAAAATATTTAGTAAGAATCCTGCATTAAATGAGGTATTGGCACAAACACAACCCTTTAACTCACAACAAAGAAGTGGAACTAATGTTCCATCATATGCTGGGGCACCAACCGAAGTATCGTCTGGTACGATGAACTTCGATTCAAACTCAGTACATACATTAGGTGCATCAAATATAGCACAAAAAATGGGTTACGGAGATATGGCACCAAAACAAGGTTTAGGTGTTCATACTGGAAACACTGGATTGGATAAAGCACTAAATAGAGATTATAGTGGTTTAATGAAAGCGTTGGATAAAAAGAAAGGTCCTTGGAGACCGGGAATGTAATATAGATTATGGCAGTTGAGTTAGGAAGAAGAATTGTTAAAGATACTAAAGAATTTGCAAACTATGCGATTGGTATCACTTTACCATTACAATTTGGTGAAAATACATTCGAGCAATCGTTTCTAACCAAAGACCAAGTTAAATCAAATATTAAAAATCTTCTACTTACTAAAAAGGGGGAACGTATTATACAACCTGAATTTGGTAGTGGTTTACAATCGTTATTGTTTGAACCAAATGTAGATGATTTGGAAGGTAGAATAGAAGATACTATAAACGATAGTTTAGAACAATGGTTACCTTATGTTACAGCAGAAGAGATTGATATTGAATCAACTGATGAATTGAGAGATAACAATAAATTAAATGTTTCGATTAAATTTAGAATAGGAGATGATATTAATTTAGAAACTCTAACATTTACAGTTCAGGGATAATAAGATATGGCAATTACAAAAACAACAAAGAATTTTAAGAATAGAGGTAAGGATATAAAATACCTCAATAAAGATTTTACTGAATTCAGAACTAATCTTATTGAGTTTGCTAAAACTTATTTCCCACAAACTTATTCTGATTTTAACGAATCTTCACCGGGTATGATGTTCATTGAAATGGCATCTTACATTGGTGATTCACTTTCATATTATGTTGATGATACCTTAAAGGAATCATTAATGACTTATGCTGATGATATTGAGAATGTGATAGCACTCTCACAATACTTAGGATATAAACCAAAAGTATCCTCACCAGCAGTAACAACTCTTTCAGTTTACCAATTGGTTCCATCAACTGGAACAGGTGCAAATAATACATTTGATGAAACGTATCTTTTAAAAATTAAAGAAGGTATGATATTAGAATCATCAAATGGGGTTAAGTTTATTACTAGAGATGTTGTAGATTTTTCAGATTCAACAGATAGAGAAATTACAATATACCAAACTGATTCAGTAAGTGGAGAAACTTCATTTTATTTAGTTAAGAAATTGGTAAATGCTATTTCAGCTGAAATAAAAGAGGAAGAGTTTACGTTTGGTGCATATGAATCTTTTCAAAGTATTGATTTATTAGATACCAACATAATAGATATCTATGATGTAAGGGATTCAAATGGTAACAAATTCTATGAAGTACCTTATTTAGCACAAGAATTAGTATTTGTGGATTACCCAAATACAGAATCAAATGACCCAGACCTTTATCAATTTAAATCAACTGTACCTTATGTTTTAAATACATTAAAAACATCTCGTAGATTTGTTAAACAAATCAACCCAGACAGTACAACAACTATTCAATTTGGAGCTGGAGACCCAACATCAAATGATGAAACGATTATACCTAACCTTAAAAACGTTGGATTGGGGTTACCTAATTCTATTTCTAAATTAGAAGAATCATTTGACCCAACTAACTTTTTGAAAACTAAAACATATGGTACATCTCCATCTAACACAACTATAACTGTAAAGTATTTAGTTGGTGGTGGTGTGGAATCAAATGTAAAGAAAGGTTCAATTACTCAAATTAGAAGTACGGAATTTGAAGAAGATACAACATTATTTACACCAACCCAATTATCAATATACAATGCAGCTAAAAACTCTATCGCAGTAGATAATGAGGTTCCTGCAACTGGTGGTAAGGGTGGTGATACAATGGAGGAGATTAGACAAAATGCATTGGCTAACTTCGGTTCACAAAATAGAGCAGTAACTTCTAAGGATTATGAAATCAGAGCATTATCGATGCCAACTAAGTTTGGTTCGATTGCAAAAGCATACGCTACAGCAGATGGAACATTGGATAATAACTCACCATCTTCTATATTAAGCTCACCACAAGCTCTTAATGAGTTTACCGAATTGGTAATGAGTTTTGTAGAAAAACCTGATAATGAGGAACCTGATAGAAGAAGTGTTAAGCAAGAGATACAAAAATATCTAACTGGTAAAACATCTAATGATAATGAAAAGAATAATCCATTTGCTATTAATCTTTATTTATTAGGATATGATTCCGAAAAGAAGTTAACAAATCTTAATAGAGCAGTAAAGGAAAATTTAAAAACATATCTTTCAGAATACAAAATTTTAACTGATGGTGTAAATATAAATGATGGGTTTATCATTAATATTGGTGTTGAGTTTGAAATTATAACTTTAAAAAGTTATAATAAAAGTGAAGTACTATCAGATTGTATATCTGAACTACAAGATTATTTTAGTATTGATAATTGGACTTTTAATAATACTATTAATCTTTCTGAATTAGAATTGATTGTGGCAAATGTTGAGGGAGTTAGTTCAGTACCAAAATTAAAAATTGTAAATAAGTGTGGTGGTCAATATACACCAAACTCATATAATATAGAAGCGGCGATTAAAGATAAGATTTTATATCCATCTTTAGACCCATCGGTTTTCGAAGTTAAATTTCCAAATTCGGATATAAAAGGGAGGGCAAGATAATGGCATACTATTTTTTAACAGCATCAAAAGATGCATCGGTGTACTTACAACAACCCGACCAAAACGCTGGTTTAGATGAGGTATTAGAAGTAAGTAAGGTTTACTATGGTAATATTAAAGATGTATCAAGAGCACTTCTTAAATTTGATGTAAACGGACTATCCTCCAGTTTATCTGAGGGTTCGGTAACAATGTCAGAAGCAACTCTTATATTAAAAGAAACTGAATCGGAAGAACTTCCATTAGAATTTCAAATAGAAGCATATCCGATTTCTCAAAGTTGGGAGATGGGTAATGGTACTAGATTCGATGATATTACTACAAGTGGTGTAACTTGGAACAATAGAGAGGGTGATTCTGTATTACGATGGTTAGAAACATCTGAATTTAGTAGTGTATCTACTGGTTCATATGAAGGTAAGGGTGGTACATTTTATTATGCATCTTCTTCATTACAAAACTTTGAATATAAGACCACAGATATTTCAATGGATATCAAAGACATTATGGTTGATTGGATTAGTGGTTCTATTCCAAATGATGGTATTATATTAAAATTACCATTGGAAAAAGAAGAGGATAACAATGATTATGGTATTTTAAAGTTCTTTAGTAAAGAAACAAACACTATTCATCAACCAAAGATTAGAATAGGATGGGATGATTCGGTATTTTCAACTGGCTCATTAGATGAACTAACATCTGAAGAAATCAAAGTTGGAATTAGAAACTTCAAAAAAGAATATAAAGTAAACACAACTCCTAAATTTAGGGTAATTGGTAGAGACTTATATCCAATTAAAACATTCTCATCAACTGCGCAATATGGTATTAGTAAATTCTTACCAACAACATCATATTACCAAATATGTGATTATCATTCGGGTGAAGTAATCGTTCCATTTTCAGATTACACAAAATTAAGTTGTGATACTGATGGTAACTACTTTAATTTAAATTTATCTAATTGGGAAGTTGATAGAGTATATATTATAGAATTTAAAATTAGAATCAATGGAACTGATTATTTCTTTGATGATGATTACACATTTAGCGTAATTTCGTAAACTTATGTTTAACAAAAAAGATAAAAGAGCAAAACAAAAGCGAGAAGCTATAAAACGTGGACGTGATGGGATGGGTAATGAAAACCTTGTTCCAAAACGTGGTTTAGCTGATGAGCGATTCTATAACAAGCTTAAAGATGGTGGTTCTCTTAATCTTCCTAAAAAAAATGAACGTGGTGTACGAATAGCAAAAAAGAATGTAATTAAGGGTAAACCAATCAATCCACTATCTAATACAATTAGAAATAAACCAATTGATTCTACAACCATTGAACCCAATGTAAATCCATCTAGCATAGATTGGAATGATGTTAATAGTTCTGAATATGATGAACTATATGGATATATTAGTGAGCAAGAAATGGATGGCGGTATAGTTGGTGGTAAATTAATTAGACCTAAATACGATAGTGTTGAATTGGAAAAATCAATAGATACTCGTATATTTGAATTAATACCAAATGCACCAGCACCACTACCTGATACTGTACTTCGTTCAATTTATCAAGAAGCATTAGATAGAATAGATGATTTAACAAATGAAGTTGAAAGACTAAATGGAGATATTATTGGTTTAAATTCCATCATACAAGAGTTAGAAGCTATTGCCGAAACTCTTAGAATAGAGTTGGATAATGAAAAATTAAAAGCAAATATAGCTAGAGAACAAGCTGATATAGCAAACCAACAAATAGCAGAAACAACAATTGATTTACAAAATGCAGTTCAAAACTCAATTAATGAAGCAATTCAAAGAGTATCTTTAAATGCTAGGAATGAGGCATTGTTGCAAGAAAATGAATCATTGAGAGAACAATTATTTGGGTTATCTGCACAAACAGCAGAGGGTGCTAAGAGTGGTGCTAGTAATAACTTTACTGTTAAGGTTACTAATGGTAATGGGGATGCATCACAACAGGCCCAAGATATTTGGGCTAAGTGTAGTGCTAAAGATGCTGGTTCTCGTAAAATGACAAGTACACTAGAAGTTGCCAATGTTACTACCGATTTAAAGATAACTGATGTATCATGGACGTTTGATGGTTCACCAGAATGGTTTAAAGTTACTGGTAACGATAAAGTTGTAGAGCCGGAAAAAGCAGTAACATTTGGAACTGAATTTGATAATAAGGTGATTGGTGAATCTAAGAAAAAAGGATTAAAACCAAGAAGAAGAACAATTGGTTGGAAAGGAAAAGGTACAAACTATAAAGGACTATCATTAAAATGTGAAGTTACATTTGAAGATGGAACTAAAGATAGTGTAACACTTACAACTAATTTAAGAAAAAATAGAGGTTAATAATGGCAATTAAAACATTTAAAGAAATAATAGATAATAAAGGGTATCGAATCTCTACTAAAGATAGAGAGATTTTCGAAAAAGGAACTCTACAATCATTCTTTGGATTCTCCGATTCAGATATGATTGAGTTTATTGTCTATGATGCTAACGAAAATCAATTACCTCAAGGAGATGATGGTAAGTTAGTTAGATACATCCCTCTTAATTCAGAAAATATTAAAGATTATTTTCTAATAGCAGATGGAACTGAATTTCAAGCATTTAATTTTCCAAATGAATATTTTATTGATGCGGAAAGATTAATAAATGAGGCTGGATACAACAATGGTATATTTAAAGCACAAATAACATTATTAAATAAAAGAGTGGGATTTGATAGTTTAAATGAAAAACTTTGGATTAAAGAAATATCACCATCAAGAACTGAAGTAAAACTATTACCTATTAGAAATGAAGTTTCCGAAAAAACTGATTTACTAAAAAGATTTAACATTATGGTAGAAGGGCAATCTTTTAGAGATGATATTATACCATACATTGGTGAGTTTATTGAAAAAATAGATTCAAAGGAAATTGATTCATTTATTAAAAGAATATACACCGAAAAGTGGTACAATAAAATGGTTGCAGAATTTGGTATTAGAGAATTTGATAAGTTAACAACTAGAATTCATAAAAAATTCGCAGAAGCAATGAAGTATGAGTACTTAAATAGAAACTCATATATTAGTGATACAAACTATGGTAAACAAAAACCAATAAAAGAATCTCTATCCTTATCAAAGGAAGCGGTTTATAAAACAGCTCAAAGGATTTTAATAGAATGTGTGGATACGTTTTTACCACAAAGAACAATTCAACCAAGAACAGTTAGAGAAAACGAGTTTGATGCTAGCAGAGATAAAATTGGACAAGTTATACGAAGTAGAGAATCGGATGTAATTATACAACCAAATATTCCTGCGGTAGAAGTAACAAAAGAAAAACCAAAAGAATCCAAAGAAAAAATTGTAGAAAAAACAAATTTAGCAAAAGCAATAAAGGATGAAGTACCTGTTGATTTACCAACACCAAAGTTCATCCCACCAAACCCAACTAAGAGTAGAAATAAAAGGTCTTTTATGGATAGATTTAAGAATTTCCCTAACAGACCTCCATTAGATAATAATATAGGAGGTGGTGGAACGCCACAACCAATATCAACACCAGTTACAAATCCAAATAGAGGGGGTGGAGGACTCATCTCTGATATAAGTTAATAATTATGCCAGCACCAATAAAAAATATTGATTTTGATGAAATATTAGACCCTAATGATGGGTTTGATGATGGTACTACACCACAAGAGCCAGACCAAGACCCTGGTGTGGGTAATGGACCTGGTACTGGTAATACCGGTAATACTGGTAATACTGGTGGTAACTCTCCAAAGGGCCCTTTTGGTGATACAGAAGACCCAGAAGAACCACCAAAGGATACTATTGTAGATACTTTTCTTTTTATTGTAAAAACAAATGAAAGGGGATTTTCAACTTTTGTAAATAATGAAAAAGTTGGTATAAATTCATTAGTAAGAATTACAAGAGAACAATTAGCTAGAGAGGATAAACGTATAAAGGTATCTAAAGAAGGATATTTGTGTAATGAGTATTACATTGTATCTATGTTAGATGATGGGGCTCCTATAATAGAAAACCAAGGTTTAAAGGATAATAAACTACTTGGATTAAATACAAAAGCAATATCTCTTATCAAATATGTTGATAACCAAATTGTTGAAGAAGTTGGTATTGGTAGTTCAACTTCGGTATTTTTAAATTTCACATTAAATAAGAAACCAAAGGGAGGTGGAGATGAATATGAAGAACCCACTAGATATAAAGTAAAGTTTAAAATAAGTGGAGAAGGTGCTCCTGTTAGTATATTAAAAAACGGAAACAAAAACGCAGAGTTCTTTCCAAATGCTGGTGATACTGAATATGAAGATGCTGGTGGTACAAAATACACAATCAGTACATCTGATATCAGCTTATATAGAATAACTGAAATGCGTTTAATACGTGCTGGTAATACACCAACAATATTGTCTGCTGAGGATGGTGAAACATTAGAAGCAAGTATAACTTTAAATGCAAACTATGAGGTTCAGATAGATACAGAATCGATACCAGCACCATTGTCTGGATTAGACCCTCAAATATCGTTGGTAAAGACAGACCCAAGAAAATACAATATCAATACTAAATCAGGTGTACCTTTATTAATTCAAAAAAATAAAGATGTACAAGCCATCACAATTATAGTTGGTGATGATATTTTGGAGTTTGATAATTTTGGTAGAGATACTTATGAAGAGGGAAATGGTGATGAAATAGTTGGTATAACAATACCACATAGAGTGTTTAAAAAAATAGGACAATATAATGTAAAATTATTCCCATTCTCATTTGATGATTATGAAACACAAATCAGAGAAGAGGAAGAGCCGGTTCAAATAAAACCAGTAGAGGTTACACCCACCTTTAATGAAAAACCAATTAAAGAATTACCACCACCACCAAAACCAGAAGATAAAACAAATCCATATAAACCATTACCATCACCACCACGTGGTGGAAGTAGAGGTGGCGGTGGCGGAGGCCGAAACGAATTCATAGAAAGAGAAGAATTTAATGATTTCGGAGATAGATTCGATGACTTTGGAAGAAATGATAGACCTTTTAACGATATAAGACAATACTAATGGCTAGAAGAAGAAGAGGTATATTTGGAAGAAGAAAGGATAAACAGAGAGATAAAAGACGTTCTCGTAGACGTTCTAGCAATATTTCTTCGAACTTCACTTCAATTGGAGCGCTCACAAATGCATTCTTTGGTGGTAGGAGACGAAGACGAAAAGCCGATAGATTAAAACAATACAAAAGTATAAAATCGCAAAAAGGTAGAGTTGAACCAACTTTTGGTATTACTAAACCAATTAATCCAATTAATGCACCCACAAAACCAATAAATGATTTAGGATTAAAATCTAATTTACCACCAATATCTTTATCAGATAGACCTAAGGATTTAAATGAAGTTGAACAACAAAAAGATATTGTAACTAAATTAGATGAAGGAACTCAAGACAAAGAAACTAAAAATATTTTAGATAGAGGTATTGATTTAACAATTAATGTTGTTGATGAATATACAGTAAATGTACCTGATATTAGAAGCATACGATACCCTAGAGAAATTAGGGGTGCTGACTTTATTGGATATGATGTTGATTTCAATATAACATTTAATGTTTCTGGATTAGATAGGGGTGGATATGTAGAAGTGGGTATTGGTAGAACAAAACTCGCATTTACAACTAGAGATTTTAAACTCAACTTTAATGTACAAGAGATTTTAATCAACTACTTCGATATGGAAGGTACTGAAGATGTTGATAAAATTAAAATACCTATATCATTAACACCTGTAAACCAAAATTTAAGAAAAGAAAAAGTAAAAGGTGAAACAGAAACATTCACTGTTTTATTTGATAAAGGTGATTTAGATATCCCTCGTTCAGTTGTTATTAATAGAATATCCGAAGGATTTATATCTCAATTTAATAAATGTAATTTTGATGATTCAACTTATCTTACACATTTACTACATTTGGGTAATGGTGATAATAAAGTAATTACAACATGGAGGGGGTTAAAAGAATCAACACAAACTGGTGCAGATGCATCATCATTGATTCTTAAACTATATGAACCACTACCTAATAATATACAAACAAACCAAAAGGCTTGGATTACTAAAATCCAAACAAGCCCTATAATTGAAACTCTTACATTAGTTGGTGATAGTACAGGATATTGTCCACCTTTACAAGGACCAAACTTTTCATTGGAACCTGATAATGGTATTGGTTATCAAGTATATGATGATTTATTAGCAAGTGGTTCTTCAACAAATGAAGCACTTATAAGACAGTATGGTGAGAAGATTGGTGTAGATACTAAAAAGTTAAACATACAATATTATAGTGGTTCTGAGTATGTATTTGAAAACTTTGTACACTTTGGTTCAGCTGAAGAGAGAATAAAAAATTTCCAATACAAAATCGAACTATTAGAAAATTATCAAAATAAATACAATAGTTTATCAGTATCTCAAGTAGAATTAGGATATCTTTTGGCAGAGGGTGGTTCTGTTGATGAATATACAATCATAAGTGAACCAGCTTCTTCAAGCTTACAAATTGAAGCAGTATCTGTAACAGCTGCATCAGTAGTACAAGCAAATCAACAATTAACTAATATAAATAATTTAATTAGAACATTTGATGGATTTGAAAACTTCTTATACACATCAACCACTTCTTTGGGATATCCAAAAAGTGGAAGTTCGGTTCTATCATCAACATCTACAGAAGCGATATCTTGGTATAACTCTGCTGTAAATGATGCAGCATTATTCGATAGAAATAACATAGATTATCTAAACAATAACCTTCCAGAGTTTATTAAGGAGGATTATCAAAATGAGGACTTTATGTTGTTTATGGATATGCTAGGGCATCACTTTGATGTTATATGGGCATATATTAATGGATTAAATAATATAAGAAAACCAGAACATAAAGCTGATTTAGGATTCTCAAATGATTTAGTTTACTCATTATTAGAATCATTAGGTTGGGAAGGTAAGAAAGCATATGATTCTCAACACTTATGGGAATATGCATTAGGACAATATAAAGATGGTACTCAGAAGTATCAACAATCACTTAAATCAGCAAATGAAGAGGTTTGGAGAAGAATACTTAATAACTTACCTTATTTACTAAAACACAAAGGTACTTCTCGTTCTTTGAAAGCAGTAATGGCTTGTTATGGTGTTCCACAATCACTTCTTACAATTATGGAGTTTGGAGGACCAACTGACCCAACTGATGGTGGTACTCAACCATTTACATTTGATGATAGAACAGCTGAGATAGTACTTAGTGAAGATACAAATGAATATATTCAAATACCTTGGAGAGCTGTTGATGATGATTGGCCTAAATCCATTGAGTTTAGAGTAAATTCAACTACACCCAAAACAACATCATTAATTAAGGGTATGGATATTCTTGGTTCAAATGTTGAGTGGGAATTTAAAATATCACAAACCACAGGTAGTTTTGCTAACTTAGATTTATATGTGAGTTCAAGTTCAACATTAGAATCAGCATCTATTGATAATGTTAGATTCTTTGATGGTGAATACAAGCAAATTTTAATAAATAAAGGTGAAGATGGTGTAAATGATACATTTAATCTTTATTTAAGAGATTCACAAAATGGTAGAATTAGAACTGAAGTATCTTCCGATACCTTAACTGTTAATGGTGCATCTAATTGGACTGGTAGTGGTATATCGAATACTATTAGATTGGGTAATGGTTTTGGTGGTTCATTGGATGAATTTAGATTATGGAAAACGCCATTAGAAACAAATTTATTAGATACTCATACCTTACAACCTGATTCAATAGCAGGTAATAGCTATACAGCTTCAGCTGAAGATTTAGTACTTAGATTTGATTTTGAATATCCTAAAGATTTATCATCATCAACAAATGTAAATAATGTTGCTATTAGTACCGAGTACAATGTTGATGGAACTGCAGTTGGATTTAATTCTATATCCGATTATCCATATCATTATAGAAGTTATGAAAGAACAATTACTGCAAAAGTTCCTTCATTAGGATTTAATCAAGCTGATAAAATTAGATTTGAAACTCAAACTTTAGTTGGTGATTTATCACATAAAGTTAGGGCAACTAAAAAATCATTAGATAGAGCTCCAATCGATTCATCTCGATTAGGATTATTCTTCTCACCAATCAAAGAGTTGAATATGGATATTATCAAATCCTTTGGTAATTTCAATATTGATAATTACATTGGAGCACCTGCGGATGAATATAAAGATGAATATACCGAATTAAAATCTTTAAGAGATTACTACTTCCAAAGATTAAATAGAGATATTTATGAATACATTAGATTAATTAGATACATTGATAAATCGTTATTTGATGTATTGGAAGATTTAGTTCCTGCTAGGGCAAAGGTTTCTAAAGGTTTATTGATTGAACCTCACTTTTTAGAAAGAAGTAAAACTAAATGGGAAAAACCAACATCTGAAAAACGAGATTATGAAACTGGTGTTGATGTTGATGAAGATGTAATACTATTAGGTGATAACAATCAATTCCAAGCAAACATAGATGGAGAATCTGATGTAGTCCTTTCACATCAGTACGATAATTATGAAGCGAATCTTGATGGTGAGGAAGATGTAGTATTAACATCGACTAATCCACAATATGACTCTTCTATTGATGTTGATGATGAAACTACTTTAAGTGGTAATTATCCAACATATGTTTCTGAAATAAATGTACCTGATGGTGGAGTATTAGATGCAACTGCAGCATCATTTGGATTTGAACAAATCGGAATGGACCCGAATTCATTAAATAATGCTGGGTTTGGGTTATTTACACCAATCGAAAAGTATGGTGAGATTAGTACATTGGATATATTCGGAAACCTATCAGGAAGTAGACAACAAGTATATTTAGTAAAAGAACAATATAAAGAAACAATATCTACTCAGGTAGCTGGATATCCTACTACCACAAACAATGAGCAGATTAGATATGAGGATGTAGAAGTTACTAAGTTTAGATACAAAGTAACAAAAGTTCCATTCGGAGCACCAGACCCAACTGTTGGAAATGATATAGTTGAAGTTACTGCTTTAAAGGGATACCTACCATCTCATTATAGATACAAAAATAACTTATCACAAGGATTGAAGAATTCATTCTTTGAAGGTTCAAAACAAACACAAGATACAACCCCAGATGGTTTATCACCTGTTGAAACATTTACTACGAATCCAAACATTTTAAGAGTTGCGGATACTGGTAGAGGAAGTGGAGAACCGATTCTTGAGGTAGATTAATTAAATTTTAAAATAGTTATATTTATTAGTACATAATAAACAAAAGGGCAAATTAAAAAAAATTATGGGATATTTAGACAATACATCAATTACAGTCGATGCCATCCTAACCAAAAAAGGTAGACAGAAGTTGGCATCTGGTCAATCCCTTAACATTTCCAAATTCGCATTAGGAGATGATGAGATTGATTATACATTGTATGAGCCAGCGCACCCAAAGGGTTCAGCGTATTATGACTCAGCAATTAAGGCGATACCAATTCTGGAAGCTAGTCCAGACGAAACACAAGTATTAAGATACAAGTTAGTTACATTACCAAAAGGTACAACTCAGATTCCAGTTGTAGCATTAGGTATTTCTTCAGTAGGAGTTTTCCAAGATGAGGGGCAAGTTGCTCTCTCACCTACAACTTCACCACAAGGAAATACTGGTGCTGGATATACTGTTGTATTAGCAGACCAGAGAGCTGGTACATTAGCAGTAACGCAAGGAGCAACAGCAGCCGGTTCGGTTCCTGTTTTCTTAGGAGAGGAAATCACAACTACGGCACAAGTTGTTAGTGGTTTAGGATTTACATTCTCACCTAATCCATCGTTAACATCTAATGTTTCTACTACAATAACTGTATATGGAAATGAGACGGGTGGTTCACAAACCATTCCTGTAACTGTAACTTATAGAAGTAACAATTAATAAAGGATAAGATATGGCAATTATA